TTCTCCTGCATTACCTATGGACGTGCTTACGACTTCTTTGGGTTCTAGAATTGATAAAATTGCATTGTTTGAAGAATCTCTGATTGAAAAATCATTACCTGATGTTGATGCAAATCCTAAAACTGCATTTTGCGTTCCTGTGCCAATTAATAAACTTTGAGTTTTATTTACACGTAAACTATTTTTTATTATTACATTATTATCAGCATCTACGTCAATTATATCGGTATTGAATCCTAGAGTAATTTGATTTGTAGTTTGACTGAATGAAAAAATTGAAGTTGCTTTGAGAGAACGAAATTGCATAAAAGATGTTTCACCATCTTGTCGCATTTGTCTAAAGACCTGTACCGCTCCAGCCTCTTCGCCTATATTTTCACCAAATGATTCTTTACCGCCTCCACCACCGCCTTGGTATTCACCCCAACCAATAGAATTAACTTTTTGTGCGGTGCTTGCAGATTGTTGCCCAACATTTTTAAGAGTGTCTTTTATCTGTTTTATATCATCTTCAAGTGGTGCTACATTTGCATCATCACCTTTTAATCCTCTTTCACCTTGTGGCCCACGTTCTCCAGGATCTCCTTTTTCACCAGGTGGTCCCATAATACCTTGAACACCCATCTTCCCATCGAGACCTGGAGGACCAATCTCACCTCTTGCACCCTGAGGACCTGACTCACCACGTTCACCAGGTGAACCTTTAGGACCTCTTGCTCCTTTTATTTCAAGAACTCTTATTCTTTCACCAGAATCAGGATCAAGAACTTCTTTAAATTCTTCGATTAATTCTCGCTTGGCTCTGCGAAATTCTTTTTGGGTGTATGCAAGAGAGGCGGCTAGAACTTTTTGTAATTCTAAACCTTCCGCATTTTCGTTGTCGTTACTCACTTATACTATTTCCGTACCGAGTTGAACACATCGTTGAGTGTATCTTTAAGTTCATCATCATCATCTTCTAAAATTGAATTAAATACATCTGAAACAGATTCTTTTAATTCTTTATCTTTTTTCGCTATCTCAAATTTCTCATCTATCTTTTTATCTATGTCTTCTAAAATAACCCCTTTTTCATTTGTATCATGCTCTATCTCATTAAACAAAGGTGCACCTCCACCACCACCACCTGGTGGTTCTTCACCTCTATTATATCTTGGATCATCAAGTTCATTAGATATCGCATCATCAATCTCACGTATTTGATCATCAGTTTGACGTAAAATATGTTTACGAATATATTCATGTGAATAATATTTACCTGCATAATCAGAAAGATCCCTAAGAAGATTCATTCGATCTTGCATTAATTCAGCATTCTTAACTTCTGCAAAATGACTATCGTTTTCATAGGCATAATTAATGCTCGTTCTTAATTTTTTCCAATCTTCTTTTGATAAGATACCTTTTAATGTTAGTTGTCTTTCTAAACAATCATTGAATAAATTTGAAAATTGTGTTTGCAATTTATTTACAAATCTTGTAAATTTTACTTCATCTCTAGAAATTTCTGTTGCTCGACCTATCGTATAATTTGCTTCTGACTCTAACCTAGAAATAGGCACACTTAAAGACTTATAAAGTTTCTTTTGAAAATATAGAATATCTTCAATATCTCCAAGATTTTGACCTCCAGGTAAAGTTGATATTTCTGTTCCTCTACCACCTTCTCTTCTTGGTAGCCAATAATCTTCCATCATTGACATATGTTTTCTATCATCTCTTATTTCACCTGTATTAGCATCATAAACTAATTTGTTACGATACTTAGTCATCAAGTCTCTAAGATATTGTTCTGCTTTTAATTTAGGAAGATTACCTACATCAATATAAAAAATTCTTCTTTCTGGTGCCCTTGAAATACGATAAATCACTAGAGCATCTTCTAACATTCTTAATTGATTTAAAGGTTTTATTGCTTTATGAAGATATGATAAGACCATACTTCGTGATGTATTAAGCAATCCAGAATGTGTGTATATAATAGCATCAGGAGATATTCTGATACCAGAGGCGGCTTGGCCAAATGTAGTAGAATAAGATGTCTGACCTTGACCTTTATAGAGACCCTTTTCGTTGTAAACAAAATATTCTCTCGCTACTGATGATTGACTTGGATATGGTACTGTAGCGGGACTACCTTCTTTCTTTTTTGATTCTCTTACCTTCTTAATTTTTCTAGGGTCTAATACTCTTAATTCTTGTATTCCTCTTTTTGGTTGTTTGTCATCAATAACCGCATGATAATAGCATCTTCCGTCTATGTACCATCTTTTAAAAATATCAACACCTTTTTTATCAAAATCTAATAAACGAGTAACTTCTTTAAATTCTGTCCTTATCTTTTCTTTGATACCATCAGAGATATTGATATTGTCTAGATTTATTCTAACTGGAGGAACTTCATGTGATGTTACAATTGCTTCATTAACTATGTCATCTACGGCGGCTTCAACTTCAGATTGTAAAGCCATATCACGATATCGGTTTATTAATTCAAATTCAGTTTTAATTGAAGCATCTGTATCTACGTATGTACCGTAAGCACCGCCAGAAGATATTGGGAGGGCCCCATCTTCATATTCAGGTTTTGCGAAAGATTGTAAAGATGTTTTTGTGGATTGGTTTGTTCTACCTATTGTAAAACCAAAAAGTTCAACTGGCATAATAAGGTCCTGAAAGTGGGTGAATATATAAAAAACATTTATAGTTCTTTATATTTATTCACCCACGAAATCAGAAATTCTATTAGGCTATAACTTTATCTGATGCACCATCAGCAGGTGATCCAGAACTTGTAGCAGTCCAAAAATCATAAGCAAATGTACATGTAAACTCTTGAATTGAATCATTATCTCCCCAATCAAGAGTAATTTCTGACAAATCAATAGGAAAAATATTTTGAAATACGTATTTTCTAAGACTAGATACTTCAGTCTTTTTTCCTAATTGATGAACAGTTGCGGTTCCAAAATATTTATTTACCGCACCTGCAGAAGATCTTAAATTTGCTGAATGATTGTTTATCTGTTCCATCCATGCTTCTAATCTTCCTCTCACTTTAAAATTTTCATCATTAATAACAGTTACAGACCAATCAGCAAAAGTTCTATTGCCAGCAAACTTGACCTCACGGCCAAAATATGGAACAATAGTTGCTCCAATAGTTGCACCAGGTATAGAACTTGCTCTTATAAAAAATTCATCATCACCATCTTCTGTAAAATAAGGAAGATCTCCATTGAGAACTACCTTAAATAAATTTGGTCTTGCTCCATCACCAGTCATCTTACTTTTAAATGTTGTTACATTAAATGCCATTTTTTATTCTCCTTAAACTGCGTTTACTACTTCAGAAAATTCAACTCCAGAAGCAACGGCAACAAAGTTGAGACTGATAAAGTTAATTGACCTACTTGGTTTGATGAATATATCACCTCTAAATTCATTTCTGTCAACAACTGCAGGAGTATTATTTGTAGCATCACATACGACTTTAAAATCTAATATCCCTCTTCGTGCTTGAACATCTCTCAAGAATGGCTCAATCGTAGATATAAATTGGGCTCTTGTAAAATCATCATTAAATTCAAACAATGAAAATTGAGCCGCATTTGCAATAGATTTTTCTAATATGATGAATAATCTCCTTACATTAATTCTATCAAAAGCAGAAGGTTTTGCTAATAATGTTTTATCTCCAAAAAGAACAGTTCCTTGACCAGGAAAAGATACAATTGGATTTACACCCTTGACATATAAATCATCTCTTTCTGTCTGATTTGGATTAAATGCGAGTTTTGTCACATTCTTTATATTACCTCTGTTAAAACCAGCAGGAGAAATGAATGGATTTATATTATCAGATGCGGCACACAAACCAGCAATATCTCCATTTAATGGAACATATCTAAAAACTCCATTAAAACGATCTAGCATATATTTATAATTTCCATCCATAACTGCATAACTAGAACTTGGTAATTGATTTCTTCTATCAACTATTGCAGTCACTTCACTACCATCATTGTTTACTACATCTGCTGACATAGGAGATATAAATGCTACACAATCTTTTCTATTTTCAGCAACTTCTTGAATAAGAAATGTTGATAATGTATCAGAAGCCTCTCCTGAAAGTATAAATGAAATATCGGTTTTGTTTGGATCTGCGAGTTTTTTCCAACCAATTATTCTATCTGCATCTGAAACACCAAAACCATTATTACCTCCTGAAAAACTTTGTGTAATAATACCATTTGCTTGGGCTGAAGCAGAAAAAGTACCTCTAAACACGTTGTTAGAAGAATCATTACCACTGGCCAATGTTCCACCCCATTCTATATTTATTTCTCTTGACCCTGAGGTATGTGTTCTTGAAACTTGATCACCTTCTCCGGCATGATCTCCCCATCTAATATATTCTGAGTGATCATTAACATAGTCTTTGTAAAAAAGACTTTCTCCTGTTGATGAAATAGCACCGTTCGATACAGATAGAGCAGGATAAGATTCTAAAACAGATTTTGTAAGCGTTCTTCCAGCACCTCTTAGATCTTTAGTGCCAGTCCAATCTCCATTTTCATCTACTAAAATAATATGAATTTCATCATTTATGTTTTTATTTCCAGTAGTTTTATAGGCATAATCACTTGTAAGTGGTTCTTTTTCAAAATCAGATCTAAATTCCCACTCTCTTGAATAAGTTTTATCAGAAAACGCCAATATGTAAGATTGATCTACGATAAGTTCAGTATCACTATTAATTTCTACGACTCTTCTTCTTACATTTCCTGTACCATCATTAATTGTAATGATGTCTCCAACATGAATCTGTTTCGTAAAATGTGTATTTGTGCCACTAACAGTTGTAGGTGTTGCTAATGCAACTGTAACAACTCCCATCATATGACTTGCAGGTTCTTCAAATGCTGATCTCTTCTTACGAACTATTGATACTGTCGTAGCACCATCTGCTCCAATCAATGCACCTGCATTTGTTGTTGCAGTAAATCTAGAATTATTTGCTATAGCAGTAACAATTCCTACATTTGCACCGTTTGTAATAATATCACCAACCTCTAATTCAACATCGGCGGCACCATCGGCGGCAGTCGTAGACGTTACAGCACCAGCGGCCCCTAACGTAAATGTACCATTCATTGTTATATCAGTATTTGGTGCTAATGAAACAATATTATCTTGAACTTGTGTGTTTGCTCTTGTGGCCATACAAATTGAAGTTTTAAATGTATTGCCAAGATCACCAGCATGTTTCGCAATCCAAGTTCTTCCGTTTGTGCCTGTACCAGAAAGTGCGGCTGTATTTTGATATTGTTGATCGTTTTGAACTAAAACAGAAGTACCATTTGATACTGCATTTCTTGCGTTAGTTGTATTTGCAGTTCTAACAAGTCTTAATGTGTTAGCATAAGTTAAAAAATTTGCTCCGGTAAACCAATCTTGAAAATTATCTCCAACAGGTTTACCAAATCGTTCTACCATGTCATCTTCAGAAGAAACAGTAACCACCTCATGCAATGGCCCCCACTTAAAAATTGAACATAATGCACCTTGAGACAATGAGGGTATAGGTGTCCTCGTTGTCAAATCTATTTCTGCCGTTGATACACCTGGGCTTACTTGAAATGCCATGTTTTTCTCCTATAAAATTAAAGGTGTAATACTCTTGCTCTTTTATTTATTTTTTTGGGTATTTTCATATTAGTTTTTATTTATTGAAATATAAATATAATCATGAAAAAGGCGATTGAAAGATTTGAAAAGAAAATACTTAAAACTGATGATTGTTGGTTTTGGACTGCTAGT